ACACGGGCGGTGTGGGTCTGTTGCCTCCATTGACAACAATGATGCCTGTAGGAGGCACGGCCACGCCAAAGTCCAAGTTGAACCCAAAGCCAAAAGGCTGTTGGAAGTTGTCAAACGCGAACACAACAGGTAGAGAGTTAGTATTACCCGTCTCAAGACGGCTCAGCGTGCCAGCACTATTGCCTGCTGCCAATGAAGGGTCTGTAGCATCGAATGTGTAGGCAGGTTCTACGTCGCCACGTTTCCAGATCTTTGCACGCACGAGGTTCGTAGCCAAGAATGCATTGGTTAGAACCTCTAGCTTGATGTGCCACCAGTCACCTCCAACGTGGCCTGTACCAATTGTGGTAGGACCTCCAATAGTTGAAATCGCTCCGGCCACACGTTTCTGAAGTAATAAATTGATATTGCCAGTAGTAGTCAATTCCAGAATTGCAATGTAGTAGTTGGAAGAATCAGCATACCTAGCAACTAACCAGGCAGTTGCAGAAGCACTATTTGCGTTGCCAATTTGTAACATTGTTTCGGTAGTAACTGTCTGATTAGGGGTGCCTAGATTTACAAGTTGCCCTTTCAGATCGTTTACAGCTCCAGCCGATGCTGTACCAATCCCACCAGCCTTATCGAAGTCGGCATCAACGCCACCTTGACGTGTCCAAGTCTGTCCAGTGTCGGTAGTACTCCAGGTGTCAACTGCCGATGTGGAAAACGTATCAAGAATGTTTGTGAACCCGAAACCCGTAGTTGCAAGGCCGCCGAAGTTCGTAATCGAGTTCAATAAGCTGTTGTCGTAGATGCGGGGGTCCTCAGCGTACATCAGGAACTATACTAGAGTCTTTACAGTACGACAAGCAATAGCCTCGTCGTAGCGACAACCCCTAAAAGTGACGAACAGTACTCTCTCTCCGACTCCTGGCGCCTTGAAGACGAATGGTACCGGAGCTCTTATAGGTCCGTAGTTAGCCTTCAAGTCATCTAAGTAGTCTTCGATAGTACTCGAGTCGGCAAAGACTGTGCCTTCTAGGATGACGTCTCGACCACTTTCGAACTCGGCATCGATGAACCCACCGTCCTGACCTTCGTGTTCTCGAACCGTCTCTCTGAAGGGTGGAGAGTCAAGTCCGACAACCCGATCGATGTCTACGAACGGTAGCAAGATGCTGCTATTCAGGAGCACTCCCGAATTGAGCTGGAAGGTGTAGTCCTCAAGGGTCATATCAACTCCTCCCTGCCAACAAGAAGCCCAGCTCAGCTGACTGCCTTCGCGGGTTCATCTCTTGGGTGTTGATCGTAAAGTTCTGGGTAACGTTCCTTGAGCCTGCTAGAGGTGACCGAAGCATTGAAGCGTTACGAACACCTGTCGCCTGAGCACCGGCCGCTATATCCAATTGAGGCCGTACAGAGTTTATGCCCTGCTGCAACCGTCGCATAGCTTCTTGCCCGGCATAGAACATATCACCCTTACCGGCAAGCGGTCCAACTTTAGCAGGCGAGTGATTGAAGAAGTTTTTAACCGACTGTACAGCGTTAGAGACAGCACCTGTTACAGATCCAATGGCAGACTTGATACCGTTAACAAACCCTCCAAGAAGGTTCTTGCCGGCATTGTATAGCCACGAGCCAGCATCCTTAAAGAAGTTTACAATGCCGTCCTTAATGCCTGTTATAAACGCCTTTACCTTCCCTATGCCCTCACTAACAATCTGACGGAGTGTTGCCAGGTTAGTCCTAAAGCCTTCCTTCATACTTGTCCAGAATCCCATAAACGCGGCCCAAGACTTATTCCAAGCCTTAGGCACCTCGACACTGATCCAATGGATCAACGAGCTAATGTGTTCGATGAGCCACACAATGACGTTAACCACAATCATAATCGTAGCGACGAAGGTCAAGATGGCAGCTATGATGATAGCACCACCAATTCCTGCTGCTACCAAAGCTAGGACAGCTACAATCTTAAGGAACCACTTACCAAGCCAGATTAGGGCTGTGATTATCTTGTCGATGGCTGCCTTGTGCTGGTAGTAGTACTGTATCGCTACCTTGATCATATCGGTGAGCCATCCAACAGCTACCGAGGCCCACTCGAAACCCTTCTTCACCATGACCACAAGTATACGAGCAACTTCTTTGAAGGCAGGAATCATCTTATCGAAGACCTGCTTCTGAAGCTTAAGGAACACTGGCCACACTTTGGTTTCGATAATCTCCCAAAGCTTGGAGAGTGCCGGAGCCATGTACTGATCCCATGCAGCCTTGATGGCCTGAGCTGCCGGTACAATGCCCTCTTTGTAGAACCTAACAAAGGCATCTCGTATCTGCAATACAGCTTTGCGGAAGCCATCACTCTTACTCCACGCAAGTCCTATTATTGCAATGGCACCACCTAGTAGTGCCATGAAGGCTACAACTGCGCCAACCAGATAGAAGAAGCCTACTCCTGCTGCCATTACTGCTGCGAATACACCAGCAAGAAGACCGATGAAGATAAGAGCTGCACCTGCAATAATCCCGAATGCAGTTGCAAGCACTAAAATTATAGTGACAACCTTCTTACCTCCAGGCGACATATTATTGAATGCATCAAGGATCTTCGATATCCATCCAAGAAGCACCTTGAATGCAGGAGTAGCAATCTCACCAATCGTCTCCATCATTACTTTGAACTTGTTACGTATAAGCACAGTCTTAGCAGCTACGGTATCTGACATTATGCCGTAGGCTTTGCCGAACTGCCCATTGGCCTTATTCATATCGCCAAGGAAGCCAATGTACTCATCAAGCTCGCCAGGCTTCAAGAGGATCTGATCGAGGAAGCGCCGAGCCTGAATAGTGCCACCAGCACCCTTGAAGATGCCTACAAGAGCTGCGATACGATCTTTGTTTGGAAGCTTGAGTAGATACTTCTGAAGGTTCTTAAGACCGGTCTCAAGAGGCAACATGTTACCAGCAGCGTCCCGAACCTTAATGCCGAGTGTCTCCATAGACGCAACAGCTTTAGGATTCGACATAGCATCAAGAGCACGAGCTGCAGACGAAGATGCCATCGCAGCACTCAAACCGTTACGAGTTAGATATGCAAGCATAGCTGCAACAGTCTGGAAGTTCTGTCCTGCACGAGTTGCTGATGGAACAACTCGTCCGAACACCTTCGAGAATTCCCCGTAGGTACCAACACCCTTACGAACCAGCTGGAACTGGATATCCAGAATGTCGTTGACCTTCGCCAAAGGAATGTTGAAGGCGTTCAGGATCGGGATGGTACCACGTGCCGCATCATCAAGCGAGACCTGACCAGCAACAGCTGTCTTCGCAAAGCCTTCCAGGAGGACCTTAGCCTGCTTGGCATTAGCGTTAGTCGAGGAGAAGATGTTGTACAGGGCCGGCTGAATCTCCTCGAAGGGTACAGCGACACTCTTGGCAACATCGAGACCCATCTTACTGAGCTCTTGCAGGGATATCTTAAAGCCATCAACCTGCGTTGCAGTCAATGCAACCTGACGTCCATACTCCTGTGCAACCTTAATGCCTGAGTACAGAAGAAGACCTATGCCTGCACCTGCTAGTATAGCACCTGATCCAACCGTAACGAGGGTTGAGCTAACAGTATGCAACGCGTTCGAGAAGCGCAACGCCTGTCTATGCGCCCGCTCTAGTTCTGTTGCCTGGGCACGCATCTGTGTGGCGATAAGCCTTTGGCCATCTATCTGAGCGCGGCTAGCACCTGTCGCTGCGAGGTACGCAGCTCTCTGTGAAGCCATCGCAGCACGTGACCTAAGCGCTTCTGCATTAGCAAGTCTGCCCGTTGCAGAGAGTTCTCGTCCAAAGCCTCTGATGACACGAGAAGCCTCGTCGCGAGCCTTAAGCACAAGATAGAGGTTCCGTGTCGCAAGTGCCATGGTACCCTCCTACTTGGACTTAGCTCTCGCGTCGTCAAGTTGTTGCTTCTCATAATCTGCAAGAAGCACTTGCTCGTACAGGTAGACGAAGTACGAGTCCTGATCTAATAGCCCTCCTGCGTCTGGCAAAGCATGTACGCTTTCACACAACCTCACCAGACGTAGAATAGCTGACACTTCTTCATCAGGTGGCCTACTCATTACGATCGAGGTCCTGATTCTAAAGAGTAGATCAGGCTGAACTATTTTCCCTCAGCATCCACAACCGACCTCTTCGACTCACTCTCGAAGTCGTTCATGGTTGCAATAAGTTCCTGGATCTCCGCACCTACCCGAGGATCGAGAAGCCCAATCTGCATAGGGTCCCGCAGGTTCAACTTGACGCCATTCTCATCCGTGAGGTTGTGATCGACGATGCAACGAACGAACTCCAACGATGTAGCATGGACATTGATCATTGCTATCTCAGCATTGATGTTGTCCGTTGACTTACCATTCGATGAATTCATATCGAAGCGCATCTTCATCGCTTCGGCATCCTTCTCGAGCTTCTCACGGAACGAAAGACGACGAAGGTCTACCCAACCACCTTCACTATCCAATTCGTCCGGTAGAACCGTCTTGAGTGAATACCTTTCCGTTGACTTGAGTACTGTAGCTCTTGGCACTTCACCCTCCGATATAATGCCGGGCCCTGTGTACCTGAAGACCCACAGGGCCGCATCATGTAATGTTCGAATTAACTAACGTTCTCTTGGGTCTTTACAACCATGGTGTAGCTGATGCCTGCACCATCGATTGCCATCTGGTACGCGATGCTAGCACGGACTAGATCCCCTTCACCACTCAAGGCGAGTTCGTAGGTATCCTTGAACGTAACGCCTGTGACGAGCGAGATCTGGTTGTTCACGCCCTTAGTAGCCGTGAACGTGAGGCTCTGAGACGTCAAAGCCTTGAAGGCATCGTAGTCTGCACGTGTAAGGAAGTCGCGCTCGCACGAGAGCGTTAGTGCGCGCTCACCATACTTGATGTACTGAGCACCACGCCCCGTGTCCTTCAGACGGTACTGTGGCTCCGCATTGTCCTCACACGCCCACTCGAACGTGTCGACATCAAAGATCTGAGTGGATGTCGGCAATTCAATGTGGTACTGACCAGCGCCAAACGGCACGGTCGTAGTGAACGTAGGAACTGGAGTAGCCTGCGAAGCTTCGTCGCTGCCAACGATGCTGACGTTGAACATCAGGACGCCGTCACTGATCGTAAACTTGAACGAGCTGACGACGCATCCAACGTACCCAAAGACTGCCAGGTTACGTTCAACGGTGATGCTCAGTGTACGAATGGGAATAGCATTGGGTGTAGGTGTTGCAGTATACACCCAGTTCGTCGGTCCGCTCGACTTGACGATCGCCGATCTGGTAGCAAAGAGGAAGTTGATGACAACGTCCTCCATTGCCTCCATCTCGATGTCGCCCTCAATGTGCACGTCGCCAGGAACTGCTCCGATGATGTCAGCTGACTTACGAATTGGCCGACGCCATCCAGTTGCCTGAACGAACTTGAGCGACTCGGATGTGAACGGAAAGAACTTGGTCGGCGCAACGTACGTGTTCGCGTTGCTTGCAGAGTTGATCGTTGGGAACGCTCCTGCAGGAGCACCAACTGCAACATCGTTGTAAGTGGTCACAGCGCCTACGGTAGCAAGGAGCAACTCTGTGCCTGTCGCGCCACCTGCAGCTGTACGATAGATCTTGTAGCCTGTAGCACCTACTGTTGCAACCCATAGCAACGTCAGCGTGAGGTTGCCTGCAGCGGTAGTACCTGTGAGCTCGTTGCTAATGGTCGTCTCACCGTTAGCGTTGAGTGCCGTGATGTAGTACTTGTATGTACCTGCAGTCAAAGCACCACCTGCAGTAGGCGTTGCGCTTGTTGCCACCGGAGGCAGAAGCACTTCAGCTGCGATGCCCATTTGCCCACCAGCACCAATTCCAGCCGGCATGTTAAACCTCCTCAGTTTCCTCGTCGGGCATTACGGTGACCGCGAGTACAGTCCCTCTAGGAAAGTTGCCCGCGCCTAGCTTGATGTTGAAGAAGGTCTTAAACAGCTGGACGTTGTAGTCGCTGATCTCGTGTTCCACGCCAGGAACAAGACGCCCTATTCCTGGGATCTCACACACCTGATCAGTCTCGATCGTGTACTTCAACTTCGGCATGGCATCCTCACGAATCTGCTAGGGAGGTCTTGTTCTTGCCGTAGAAGGTAAGCCGTGCGGAACGGTAGAGTGTACCATTCTTGAAGCTATACCCTGATTCATTGCTTCGCACAAATCCATGGATGAGTGCCGGAGCAGCAGGATCGCCTAGCGTAAGCTGGAGATCCTCATGCAGGTAAGCTTCTATCTCGTACGCGAGCATGTCACACTCTCGACGTGTAAGCTGGTTGTCCTGCACCTTGTTGTGGTACACCATAACGAAGATGGTGAACTCGTTCAACGTCATATTAGGTACACCCTCAAGGGTACGGTCCTTATCCCCAGGCTCGACGCAAACTGCGGGAGTACTAGGCAGTCGATCCTGGTCACCATACGCTGTGAAGGCCGGCACGATTGTGAAAGTGTCGGAAGGCGCTGTCTCGATTCTCTGCAGGATCTTCTCCGCAATAATAACCATGTTGGCCGAGTAGATGCTATAAGGAGAGGTCATCGATAATTCCAACTCCTTCCAACA